CAGTCAGTAATGGAAAAGGTCGCGCAGGGGCCATTTACGTGGACCGCTCCTATGAAGGAACTTGGCGCTATGCTGGCGGAAAAGAAGATCAACTACAATAACAATCCAATCCTAAAATGGTGCCTGTCCAATACGGCTGTAAAGACTTCCGGTACGGTTGAGTCCATTCAGCCGATCAAAATACATAGGAACCAGCGTATTGACGGAATGGTATCCCTACTTAACGCGTATGTCATCTATGTGAAATACAGAGATGACTATGTGAACCTTGTGGGCTGAGGTGATACATGAGTTTTATAGATAGATTTCGAAAGCAGATGGGCACGCGTAGTCGTGGGAGAGTGGTCCCGTTCAATGTTCGTGCTTGGAAATTTCGGACTTTCAAAAAAGATCTGACCGAAATTGACCTTTTTGTTGCGTGCGTGGACGCCCTGGCACGGAATATTGCAAAAATCGAATTGCGTGCAGTTCAGAAAAAGAAAGACGATGTTTCAGTTGTCGACAGGTCGTCTGATCTTGCCAGAGTCCTCAAAAAGCCGAATGAATTCATGACAGAATACGACTTTTTGTACAAGGTTGCTGCCCTGTACTATACGTCGAATAATGTGTTCATCTGGCCGGAATATGACGAAAAGGGGACACTTATAAGCCTGTGGCCAATCAGCTATAGGAATTTCAGCGTTGTTGACGTTGATGGCGTGCTTGTTGCCAAGTTCCAGCTGAATTATTTCAACACCTATTCCGTACCATATAGCCAGCTGATCCACCTGCGTAATCATTATCTTAATGATGATCTTTTCGGGGAATCGAATGACGTAATCCTTCCCGCTGCGGAACTTATGGACGCGCAGAATCAGGGGATCATTAACGGAATCAGGAACAGCGCGCTGATCCGTGGAATCCTGAAGTCGATGAATGTGTTAAAGGACTCGGATATCGAAAAAGCGCGGGACAAGTTTGTATCCGATAATTTGCGGGCGTCGAACAATGGCGGCGTGATGGTCCTTGACGGAAAGTTCGACTATCAGCCATTGGAGAGCAAGCCCTATATGGTTGATGCGGATACGATGGAGCAGGCCCGTAAGAAAATTTTTGATCTGCTCGGTGTTAACGAAGATTTCCTGCAGAATAAATTCGACTCTAACGGATACGAGTCTGTGTACGAAGGTAGGATAGAGCCATTTTGCATAATGCTGACGCAGGCAATGACAGCGAAGCTCTTTACCGACCGCGAACGTGGATTTGGGAATGAAATTGAGGCCAACATGGCGAGGGTTAAATACCAGCCGATGTCCACTGTCGTGCAGGTAATTAATGCTACACAGCAGCTAGGGCTATTCATGCGTGATGAATACCGCGAAATGCTGGGGTATGCGCCGCTCGGTGCAGAACGCGGCGGCGATCAGATCATGATCGCTGTAAATAACTATCAACCGATTGAAGGAGATAACGATGACGGAACAGACGATTGAGCAGCGTATGTCGGTTTGCGAGGTACGTGCGTTACGAAATGATGAAAGGAAGGTCACAACACTGGAAGGGCGTCCGATCGTATTCGATCAGCGAACTGATCTGGGGTATTGTGATGAAATTATTGACAAGGGTGCACTTGATAATGCAGATCTGAAAGACGTGCGTTTCCTTGTCAATCATGATACTAACCAGCTGCCGCTGGCACGGTCCAGGAATAACAACGCTAATAGCACGATGCGAATTAGCGTTGATGATGCGGGCATGCTGGTCGAGGCTGATATTGACACTGATAACAATCCACGCGGTCAGGAACTGGCATCCGCAGTGTCGCGTGGGGATGTGTCAGGTATGAGCTTCATGTTTACTGTTAATGGTGACGCGTGGGAAGATCTGGACGCGGATCATCCTACTCGACATATTACGAGCATCTCGAGAGTATACGAGGTGTCCGCTGTTACCTTTCCGGCATACGAGCAGACGTCCATTAATGTCCGATCACTGGAGAGTGGTAGGGCATCGCTGGAGAGCGCAAGGAAGGCACTGGAGAGTGCCCGCAGGAGGTCCGAACGTATCAGAGAATTAAATCAAAAGTTGGAGGATCTTAATGACAAAGGAATACGCTGAAGTTCTCGCAGATCTTGATGATCTGGATAAGAGGCGTTCACAGATTGAACCGCTCGCAGAAACGGCCGAGGATTCTGAAATCGAAGAGCGCAGCCGTCTGATTGCCGACATGGAATTGCGTTATGAGAGTCTTTTAAGGCGCAAGTCTGAGCTTGAGGCCGAAGAAAGAGCTGCCGAGCAGGCCGCCGCGGGCAGAGGAAAAGTTATTACAACACCGAGAGAAGAGGAGAGAAAGACAATGGATATCGCTTCTGCAGAATACAGAGACGCGTTTTATGCAAATCTTATGGGCGCCGCAACGGATGAGCAGCGCGCCGCGCTTATTACGGTTGCGGATAATGGCGTCCAGATCCCGAAAACGCTGGATGACAAGATCTGGGATAACATTCACACGGTACATCCGATTTTGAATGATATCGACATTAAAAATACAGGCGTCATCCTCGAGGTAAACAAGCATACCGCAATTACCGCAGGGGCGGCTAAGAAGGTTGCTGAAGGCGCCGCAAATGCAACAGCGGCCAATACATTTGTCAAAGTTACTCTTGCGGGCAATGACTACTCCGCTAACGTTGAGCTGTCCTATGCATCTGCGAAAATGTCGCAGGGCGCGCTTGAAGATTATCTCGCGGAAGAAATTGCTGCAGATCTTGGCGACGCGCTGGCGACCGATGTTTTTGCCCGTATCAAGAGCGATATCGGTGCAGCGGCTGTAACGGTTGCAGCATCGACATCCCTTACGTATGCTAACCTGACCGCGCTGTTCGGATCTGTCAAGAGGGGGACAAACCTCAAGGTTTACAGTTCCCGCGCGCGGAAATATGGTGACGTACTTGGTATGGTTGATACAGCCAAGCAGCCGGTACTGCGTGACGGCGTACTGATGAATGAAGCAGATTATCGCGAGGACGCGGCTGCCGGAGATGACATTTTTGTTTTGGACCCTAAGAAGTTCGTTCTGAACGTTGTACAGGATACAATGATTGAGACAGACAGGGATATCAGGAACCACAAGATTATCATTTCAGGCTATGTTCGTGCAGAGGGCTGCATGCGTGATAATGGCGCAGGGGCATATGCAACGTTTGCCTGATGAGATGACAGGGAACGCTCCGGCGTTCCCTGTAACTGTTTGACGGCCGGAGGACTGCACTATGACACACGAGGATCTAAGGAAGCTTTGTAAGCAGAGCTTAAGGCTTACAGATGACAATACTGCGTTCGATTATCAGATCGACGCACTGATTGCGGCAGGGAAAGATGATATCACGCGGTCCTGTGATGTTGTATTTGATGAGGATAATACCGATGACTGTATCGCGGTCGTATTGTATGTCAAGGGTATGTATCCGGTTGAGCCGGATGCCGCATCCTGGTCGCTCTATAAGGAGCGGCTGGCCATAATAGGGACAAGGAAGATAGGTGAGGTCGGATGAACGAGCAGGGCATACTAAAGCTTTGCGATATCAAAGATATGGCCGAAAACGGCGCAATGCCGGATCTGAGACTGGTACCCATCGGGAGTGCGTACTACGAGGAGAGAACAGTCGGGTACCGCAGGTTATACGCCGCTGCCGGCGCTGATCAGCAGATCGACGCAGTTGTGCGCGCGTACTGCATGGACATTCCGGCTAGCGCAAAATATGTGATCGTAGACGGGGCGCAATACAGAATCGATAAACATCAGAAAATTATAGGCAGGGATTGTGTGGATCTTACCCTGATCAGACTGGAAGGTAATTATGATGTCGATGCGGGATAAGCTGAAAAAAGTGAAATTGGCGCTGACTGGTATCGACGGACTAACCGTATACCACTACTGGAGGACAGGAAAAGCGCCGTATTGCATTTTCCGCGAAGACGCGGAGTCCGGCAGCGTATCAATGAATAACCACAACTCAGAATTTGCACTTACGGTGTACGTTGAGTTGTTCACACACGTGGATTTTGATCCTCTTGCCGACAGCATTTCAGATGCGCTGAACTGTATTGATGGCATTAATTGTAGATACGACGGAGCTGTGTATGAAGACCAGACGAACCTGATTCATCACAGTTGGTCCCTCCAGGTGATATGATGGCGCGATTTATTGGGGAAGGCGTGCAGGACGCCATAGCAGAGCTGGATGAGATGAGCGGCAGGATGCTAGATATTTGCAAAATGGCAGTGTACTCCGGCGCGCATGTTGAGTTTGAGGCGATCAAGCAGCAAGTATCCGCATTGGATGACTCAGCCATTAACCAGCACGGGCGCGCAGAGCTTTTAGCGGGTCTGAGCTCTTCCAAAATTAAGGTTGAGGGCGGATGTGTATCCGCTGCCATTACGATGGCCGGGTACTTTACAGATCACACGGGTCGACAAGTTCCACGTGCATTAGTCGCTCACTCCCTTAATAAAGGTACGTCGACCATGCAGGCGACGCATATGATCGATAAGGCTGTACGGAATTGTAGGTCAGACGTCGAAAAGGCGATGAAGGAAAGGACAGAAAAGGAGATTAGTTCAAATGGCAAACGGTAGAGTGGTAACAGGATTTTCCAAGCCCTATGTTGCGCTGTATGACGCGAATGACGGGAATCCTAGGTACACCGGCGTAATACCTCTTGCCCGCGGTGTTCAGGTTTCGCTGGCTATAGCTACATCTGGAAACACACAGCTGTACACGGACAATGTCAGTGGTGAAAATGTCGGTGGAAAGTTTACTAACGGAACGGTTACGCTTACAGTTGACGGGCTTAAGGACGACGCTCGCGAGCTCATTCAGGGCCTCAAAACGAAGTCGGAGGTCACGGTAGGATCCGCAAAGGTTAATGTGTACGACTATGACGACACACAGAAAGTACCATATGTAGGCATCGGATTCATTGTGCGGTACATGGAGGACGGGGTAACAACCTATGTTCCCGTCGTATTTCCCAAGGCGTCGTTTAGTGTTGACGGTCTAAAGGCCCAGTCGCAGGGTGAGAACATCAGCTTCCAGACACAGGAGCTGACCGCGACATTGATGCGCGACGACTCGGCCACGCATAAATGGCGCAGGGTGGCGGATGCCCAAACAACGGA